ATCCGCCCTCAAGCCGCCGGAGGACGCTCACGCTCAACCGCGATGTCCCGACGCCTCGTCATGTTCCTAAAGTACCACATAGCGGCGCCGATCAAGCCGGCCGGGGTCCACGCGGCCGGGTCGGCGAGCTGGTCGAACAGCCCCTCGCCGCGCGCCTTGACGTCGACGGCGACCGCCGCCAGCTCGTCGCGATACTCCTCCAGGGCGCCCTCGACCTCCTCCTGCGAGGCGGCCCGGTCTTCCAGGACCTGCTCCAGCTTGCTTTGCGCGTCAGCGAGGCGTTGCAGGTCACCCGAGGTGGCCAAGCAGCCGGTCAGGAGGGGAAGCGTGCACAGGGCGAGTAGTAGTTGTTTCATGACTAGAAGTTGGTTTGAGCGATACGGCGTTGGACCTGAGCACGATACCCAGCATCTTCCTTGTACTTGGGGTCTTGGATGGCCCTGGTCATCTCAGCCTCGCTGCCGAACGCGTGACCACCGCCACCACCAGACACGCCGGAGCCCTTGACAAAGCTCGGCTGACCACCCGCCTCGGCCTGCCAACGGCTAGCCAAGCTCTTGACGGCGAACTCACGAACGGCCGCGTCAGTGTTGTTGACCTGGCTGTTGAAGGCATGCACCTCGCTCGGACTAAGGCTGCTCGCGGCCCACCCGATCATCTGTTGATACCGCTCGGCGCCGCCCACCAGCTCGTGCCCACGCGAGACAACGCTTGAGGCCCGGGCCACCTGGCCATCGATGTAGGCCTCGGCAATGTGCCGGGGGATACCCTTCGAGGCCAGCTCGCTGAAGCTGTTCTCCGACAGGCGGCCCATCGAGTTGAACTCGGCCGTATACCGGTCCAACTCCAGGCCGGTCGGCGCTTGCGGTGCGGGCTTGCCATCGGTCGGCGCCGGCTTCGTCTGGCTGAGCTCGGTGATCTTACGCTGAGCCTCAGTGTACGCGGCTTGCAAGTCGGAGACCGAGTTGAAGTTGGGCGGCAGGGCGGGGTCGCGCTGCGCGGGGATCGACGGCGATGCCGGGGTCGGCTGCGCCTCGGTAGCCGGGGTCGGTTGGGTCTCAGGGGTCGGGGTGAGCTCGGCGCTGTTGCCGTTGCTCACGTCGCCATCCAGTTGCACTCTTGTAACCATGCTTTACCTCTCTATTGGGGTGGGGGAAGTTGCGCTTGCTGCGCTTGAATTGCGTCCGCTACGCCTTTGACACCCTGCGCGGCGGCCGGGGTCTGGAGCGCTTGCATCTGCATCGCTTGTTGCCGTTCCGCAGCGATCTCTTCCTCGCTGCGCAGTATGTTCTCGGTCCGTATGCCGGCCTGGACGGCCAGGCGCTGCAACCAATTCCGTGCGTTGAGTTGCTGAGCGAAGGCTTCCGGACCAACGGCGGCCTGGCCCGCCGAGGCGAACCGAACCATCCTGTCGAACTCTTGCCCCCGGCCCAGGGCCTCGACGCCGGTGATGACGGACGGCTGGACGAACTCTCGCGGGATCGGCGGAAGGCGGCCTTCGCTCTGCATGGCCGACATGACCTGCTCGACTACCGGCAGCTGGAGCTCCTGCGCCAGCACGGCGTACGCGCCGCCCAAAGCTTCCTCCAGCTCGCGCACGAGGAACCGAATCTCCTCCGCGGTGACGCGCTCCGCGTTGCGTTGCACCGTGCTGCCCATAAGGAACGCCTGGTCCAACCGCCGCTCGATCCTGTCCGCAGCCTCGTAGGCCACGCGCAGGTCGGGGTACTTGTTTAGCTGGTGCGTGTAGACGTCCCCCTCCTCGCCGGTCAGGACCTCCCCGGTCTCGGCCGAGGCGTACTCCTGTTGCGTCACGGTCGCACCAGGGCGGGTGAAGTGCACGACGCGGGCAGCCTCTACGCTGGCGTGCACGATAGACGTCCAAAGTCCTTCAAGGCTGATCAGGTCGCCGAGGTGCTCCTCGACGATGCCGCGGCCGAAGTGCTCCCCGCTGACGCGGTTCATGCGCAGCGGCAGGTAGGGCATGTTCTTTGCAGACCAGCTGCCTCTAGTGCCCGGCAGCTCCTCCGACTTCCACTCCTGCCAGCCCTCGTAACGGTCCTTGCCTTTGCGTTGGATGACGGTGAAGACCTCGACCGGCTCCTCCTGGCTGACGTCCTTCTCTGAACCGACCGAGTTGCCGTAGGAGTCGACCTCATTGCTTTGCAGGCCAGACATGACCTTACCGCCGTCCATCGGGCCTGTGTTGGTGCCGACCTTGTCCTTTACCAGGGCCGGGTTCACCCGCTCCCGGATGATGATCAGCAACACGCTGCCCTCGGGGTCGCGCTCGACCACGAACTGATCTAGCTTGTAGCAGCGAGACTCGTCAGCCCGCTTGCGCGGTAGGTACCAGAGCACGTTGCCGGCCACCACCAGGTGACGGAAGACCTCGTACAGGCTGGGCCGTAGACCTCGACCCTCGACCTCACGGCTGACCGCCACGACCACCTTTTGCAGGCTTTGCTCGATCTCCTCGACGGCCTCCTCGCCGGCTGCTTCCTGCACCGGGAACAGGTCTGCCTCGAAGCGAAAGAAGGGCTCGGAAGGCGGGAACAGGGAAACTAGCAGTTTCGAGGATAGGTTGTTCACCCCTCGACTGCCGACCGACTGGTAGGGGGTCGGGAGCGACTTGTCGTCAAAGTGCCCCTCATCCGTGATAAGGTGCGGGATCGTTAGGCGTGAGGCGTCCCTAGCGCGCTCCAAGAAGGGCTCTCTCTTGGCCGCCATGCGCTCATAGGCGGCGCGAGCTTGCCCCGGCATCAACGCCATGGCTACCGACCAACCGAGGGAATGCGAAGACCACCGCCGCCGGCCGTCTGGTCAGCTCCGCCAAGCGGGGCGTTGCGCAGCGGCACCGCCAGCGCCTGCGTTCCCATGCCGGCCCGCTTGCGCCGGCTCTCGGGGGAGACGGCCGGGGCGATGCCGAGGGCAGAGGCCGCAGGGGCGGCCGGAGGGGGCGGAGCCTTGACCGTGGGCGGGGAGAAGAGGGAGGAGCACATGGGGGTAGGTAGAGGCTGGTGTAAGTAAAGGAAGGGAGGCCACCCCCGGGCGAACCCAGGGATGGCCTCGTCGGCGAGGAGACAGCGCCGAGTACTAGGACTTGATCTTGAGCTCCACCGTGCCGGCCCGCTGCGCGCGGCAGATGGCAGCGAGGTAGGCGACGACGCTTACCTGGCCCTGGAGGAACCTTACCCGACCAAGGTCGGCGTCAGGCGCCGGCAGGCGGTCCGGGAAGCGCTCCAGGAGTGCCTCCACGAGGTCAGGAGTGACCCTAGGGAACGTGGCGGCCGAGGCAGCGGGCGACTCGGGGGCCCGCCCGGGGAACAGGTGGGGCAGAAGGGTCTTCATAAAGGTGACGTGAGAGGTTGGAAGGTCAGGAAGGCCGAGGGGCTGCTGCGGTTCAGTGTCACCAGGGGCTCATCATAGTCCGGCATAGGCACCAAACGGAACCCTAGGCTGGTGAAGAGGCCGCAGTAGCATAACTTGTCCTGGTACCAGGCCGTCAAGAACTCAGCTTTGGCGCCGCGACTGGCACGCCAGCCGGGCAGGAACACCACGATGTCTGCGTCCATGACACGCCGCTGGTCCCAAGTCATCGAGCGCTTCAGGTCCTTGGGAGACAGCTCGGCTCCTGCGTCAACCCCGGTCACATCGTCGTGCTCGATCGGAGACCAAACCAGGTAGCCGAGTTTGCGTAGACGCGCGGCAGCCGCCTCGAAAGCGGGGCGGTTCCCGTTAGGTATGCCCCGCATCGGACCAGACAGATAGACGGACATTGTCACGGCTTACGCTCCATCACCGAAGCCATCGCCATATACCCAAACGCGACGCAACTTTGCGCACCCTCCAGTTCACGCTGCAACAACGCGAGCGCGCGCCAAGCCACCTTGGCCGAGTGACGTACACCGTCCGTATCGACAGTCCCGCGTTGCAGCAGGTGGCGCACCAGGGCGTCCGCCTCGTCGGTGGACTTTGACTTGTCCCAGTGAAGCGGTTGACCTGGGTTGTGCTGCTCGTTGCCGATACGGCTCACCTCGGCGATGACGCGCAAGGCGTCAGGGAAGTAGTCGAGGACGCCTGTGCATACAGGTTGGCCCTTACGTTGGGCGGCTTCGGACACTTTATCGGTCATCGGGGGCACCACGGCACAGCTTGTGCGCTACGGAGGTCGTTGGGTCGGGCGAAGGTCACATCGGACCACCTAAGGATACGCGCGACGCGAGCCTGCGTCAAGGCGTCGTCCGCGGTCAGCCCGGCTTTCTCATAGGCCTGCACGATAGCCGACCACCACTCCTCAGGCGGCAGGTCAGCTAGGATCTTCTCGGCCTTGATCGGGCCGACACCCGGCAGTCCCTTGTACCCATCCGTAGTGTCGCCGGTCAGGGTCTGCATCATGTGCGCCCGGTCCGCGGCGATCTCGTCGATGGCGAGGAGCTCGTCACGGCGGGGGATGTAGAGCAAACCGGGGACGTTGCGGAGGTCCTTGTCCTCGCTGACGATGACCTTGACCAGCTCTCCGTTGGGCTTAGTGGCCAACATGCCGACCACATCATCGGCCTCAAAGGTAGGTATTGCCTCGCCGGTGACGCCGTCGTCGGTCATGCCGTCCCAGGCATACCCCATGAGGCCGGCATAGCCGACCGGCTTCTTGCCGGTGCGGTTCTGCTTATAGGTCGGTAGGATGTGGAGCCGCCAGTTGCGCTTGAGGTCGCTCATGCAGAACGTGGCGGTCAAGGCGTCGAGCCGCCGCATGATGCGCAGCACCTCGGCCCGTAGGGCCTGCTTGGCCTGGTCGAGGTCGAGACGTAGGATGATCTCGTGGTCGTCCCAGGACTCTTCCGTGGTCGCCTCGTGAGCGGCCTTGTAGAGGAGGGAGTCGCCGTCGATGAGAAGATGCTTGGGGATGCTAGGGTCGTGCATTAGTGTGTAGCACTCCAGTCGTTACCGATCTTGAA